ACAAAGACAAGAACCGTACAAGAATGTTAGAAGGTATGGATGCACGTATCCAACACATAGAAGATTTAATTTTCTTTAATGGTAGTGCAGGTGCAAAGAGAGCATTAGAAAAAATTAAAGCAATGGCGGAGAAGACAGACAATGTACAAATCAAATGGGATGGATCTCCCGCAGTCATTTTTGGCCGCGATGAAAATGGAGAGTTTATACTCACAGACAAAGGAGGCTTTGTCGCAAAAGGATATGATGGAAAAGCAAAGAGTCCAGAAGCAGTTAACAAAATGTTCTTGGCCAGACCCGGAGCAAAGAATGATCCTAAAGGTTTTAAAGCATTAGGAGCCAACATGGCAAAGGCTTGGCCTATCATGGAAAAGGCTACACCTAAAAACTTTAAAGGTTACTTTAAAGGAGACATGCTATACTTCCATGAGCCACAACAAGAACAAAACATGTATCACTTCAAACCTAACATTGTACAATACACAGTTAAGACAGATAGTGATTTAGGTAAAAAGATTAATAAAAGTAAGATAGGGGTAGTAGTTCACCGAGTCATTGACGAAGATGGTAACGAACAACCATTCAACGACTTTGACATTATGGAGGGTACAGATTTACTTGTGATTCCTCCAGTAACAGTTTCAGAAACCGTAAAGGTTGATGAAAGTTCAATAGGGAAGTTAGAGAACATCATCTCAAGAAACAGTAGTGCTATTGACAGTTTCCTTGACAAAGCAAAACTCAAACAGATGCAAGTTACTGACTTCCCGAACATATTGTACACTTATGTAAATCAGAAAGTAGACTCCGGCTTAGAAAACTTAGGCCGTGACTTTATTAAATGGTTAGGATCTTCTAAGGTTAGTGGAAACAAACAAAGAAAGATACAAGAGTACATTAGTGAGAACGTAGCGACATTCAGTGCTATATGGGATACCGTAAACGGCATCATGAATGTAAAAAATAACATCATTGATCAATTGAACAACCAAGATGCAGACGTAAAAGCAACCATTAACGGACAACCGGGTGGTGAAGGTTATGTTGTAACTGGTTCCAAGGGTGATATGAAACTTGTCAACCGAGGCAAGGGCGGGTTTACTCAAGCCAATAGATCGGTACAAAGATAACAGGAGCAAACAATGAAACTAAAAGAAATGTTAGATGACGTGAAAATGCACGAAATCGATGACGACATGAGAGACTTAGGACTTGGCGGTCCAGACATTGCTGACGATGATGAAGCAGGTATGGATGCTGAGTTTAAAAACACACCAATGATTATCCAAGTAGGCAAAGTGCTTGACTCAAGAGGTAATCCAAACCCAGTAAAAACTTGTAAGACTGATGATGGTAAAGAAATGCCATGTAGTCCAGAACAAGCGGCAACAATTAAAATGTTGTTAACTACTGATAAAGTTAAACCTGCAATCAAACGTGAGTTTACAAAAGATGTACAGAACAGTGACACACTTGGTATGCTTTTAAAAGCAGGTAGCAAAGACGATATGATCAAAGCATTCCTTGAGAAGTATGTTAAAGGTCAAGGAGACGCACCAGAGAGAAGTAACTACACATAAGATGATGGATTTCTTAACAGAACTGCACGAAGCGAGAATGACTCGCGATAGCGGCAATCAACGTGTATTAAGTTACACAGATTGTTGTGAGCGACTATACCTTACTATGCTCGTCCTTGAGTTATTAAGAAGGTATCCTCAGTTTGCTCCAGTTGCTCACGGTTATGCTAAGAGAACAACAGACAGAGATAGTTACAAACACTTTAGAATGTATGCAACAGACTTATATAACTTTGCATACTTTGTACAAGGTGATGAAGAAGCATTAAACAAACTTAAAGATCCCAAAGCGGCAATGGCTATTCGTAGAAGAACTACATTGCCTGCAATGGCATTCAATAGATATTTGATGGCTATGTCAACAGGCAGAGTAACTTCTTTAAATGACCAAACAGTATTCTTAGGTATTGAAAGTGCTTTGAATATTGTAAACACAGACTACAAAGCAATACGTAGAAGTTTATTCAACTTCAATAGATTATCAACAGGCGACAAAAAGAAAATTGTTACACGTTTGTTGTATGCTTGTAGAGCAAAACTAAGAAGCAGTGACATCATTGAACACTTAGAAGCATTGGCGGCAGTTAGAGATCTTGAATCTGCTAAGGTTAGAGATCCAGAGCCAACTGTATCTATACCAGATGTAAGTGTTGACATAAAAGACTTAGGCTTCTATAGATTCTTACTTGGCACAAAGAATTTAATGCTTGCCAAGAAATTTATTGAGATGGCCATTCAAGGTAAACCTATTCCTCCACAAATGGTTAGAGCATACATGCCTGCCATTAAAACTATAGATAATATAGTAAAAGGCGGTCCTGCATTCATTTCCATGCTAAAAGCACTGGAAAGACGTGCATTACAGAGCCAAACTTCCAAAAAAGACTAAATAATAGTAACAACTTCATAGAGTAATGAAGATGTCCATTTAAGAGAGAAGACAATCTCTATTTTAACATAGGAGAAATAAAATGGCTGGAATAACAAAAGTAAACGGTATTAACGTTATCGAAGGAAACGGATTAGGTCCAAGAACAAGAATCCTTTCTTTATCAAAAACTGGAATCACAACATCTGCTATCGCAGACTTAAATTCTGTTGTATCTGCTTTACAAGCAGGTGGTGTTGCAGGAACTGACGATGCAGTAATGGTAACAGCAGTTGACCATACATCAGCAAACGCGGCTCACGTAGCAGTACAAGGTACAGGAACATTAACACCTGGTTCAAACTACTTAGGTGTAACTGGTGTAACATCTGCACTTGTTTGCGATTTCGATCAAAACCCAGCGTAATTAGTTTAAACTAATTCACGTTAACATTAAAGGGCTCAGTTTTTACTGGGCCCTTTTTTTATGACTATAAGTAATACTATGAAAGTCAAGATCAGAACTCTAATAGATATTACTGAAACTCGTAAGCATAAACACAACGAGACTGACAAGCAGTTAATCAATCAACAAGCAAACTTTATGAGTTTCTTTAACTGTTTGAGTATGCGTTTCAATCCATATTATGAAGTAAGTCCATTATGTTCTGAACAAGACATAACTGGGGTTTTTGGTACAGACTTTACGGGTACACATAAAGTTTGGGACTTTGAGTTTGATGTTGAAACAGCAGTTGCAGGAACGGATCTTAATACACTACAAGAAGATTTTGATTTGGTTCCTGTAATAGCAAACCTAACAGAATCGATAAATACTGATAACAAAGCATTTAGAACAAAGAGTAAGAAGAAGTGTAATATCATCTTTATCTTACCAGAGAATGCAGAGTAAAATCAGTATAAATATTATTATAATTTAGGCAAACATTACATCTCAATTAGGTACATAATAGGCCCCTTGCACGATAAACACGCAATGGAGAGAACAGATGGCAAGAGCCACAAGTTTAGAAAAAGAAAATTTAGAAGCACACGTAGACTTGTGCGAACAGAGATATAAATCCTTAGAAGGTCGTTTAGGTAAGATCGAAGAAAAGGTAGAACATATCCATTCGGACATACAAAACGGCAATAAGTCTATGATCAAAGTAATCGTTGGTGCTTCCGGAACTATTGTAGCAGGGCTCCTTTCTACAATAATCGTTATCCTTATCAACTTCAACTAATCCTTAAGACACTAAATACAAGTGTTATGTTAATAGAAGATATTATCGCACCTCTTGTAGAAAAACAGATATGGGCTCGTTCAGGTAAGAAAGTAGTCCGTAAGTATCGTTGTACCACAGGACATCGCAAAGGGCGTATTGTATCTAAGATAGGACAGTGCTTTGCCGCACCGAATATCAAAGCAAAGATACGCATGAAGAAAACAAGAGCCAGACTTGGTGCAAGAATGGCACGTAAGGCAAGAAGAACTAAACGTACTAATCCAGCAAGTATCAGAGTAAGAACTATGAACAGATCTGGAGCAGGGTTTAAAGTGCCTAACAAACGTATAGCAATTAAGAAGAGAAAGTAATGATTGTTAGTGAGATAATTACAGAAGGAGCGTTACAAATTGCAGGCCGACGTGGTGGTAAGATTGTGCGTAAATACAGATGTACAACAGGCTCACGTAAAGGACGTATTGTTGCAAAGCCAGAAACTTGTAACAAACCTAAAAGGGTACAAAGTTCGATTAACATAAAGAGAGCAAAGGCAAGACGTGGTAGTGCGATGAAGATTGCAACAGCACGTAGAAAAAGAGCAGGAGGTCAGTCACAACGCTTGGCAAGAATTAACAGGTCAGGCAGACGTAACCTGAAAAACATTAGACCTAAAACAAGAAGTAGAAAGAGATCAAGATAATGAGATACAACGAGATTCAACTTACTGAAGAACGTGCAAGAGAAATTATTGCAAACAAGTATCCTCATTACACTCCAGAACAGATTGACGAGGCTATCCCAGCAATGTTAGGTGCAGTCGCAGGAGCGGCAGGCAAGTTAGCAATGAAAGGTGCCGCGGCCGCAGGTAAGATGGCGGCTAAAGGTGCAGGAGCAGTTGCGAAGGCAGGTGCTAAAGGCATTGGCAGAGTAGGGCAGAAGATGGGACAGATGGCCGCGAAAGGTGCCAAAGGCGCCGCACAGAAACTTGCAACAAAGGCAGTGAATAAAGCACAAGGTATGGTTGCTAACAAGATGGCACAGGCAGTATTAAAACCCGGAAGTACTCTTCCGATGCCAGATGCACAAGGAAAACAACAAGACTTTGAAATAGACAGTGTTAAGGGCAATGAAGTAACACTGAAAAATCCAAAAGCCAAACCAGGCGAACCAATAAAAACAGTTCATGTTAAAAAAGATTTGGATCCAATTATCAAGCAAATGACAACTGGATAACCAATGAAAATTAACGAACTTTTACAGACTTTTACAATAGCATTAAGCAATGAGGAATCAGAAGTATTGAACCAAATGTCTAAAGGAGATGTTACTCCTATTCATGCTTACACTGAAAGAGAGCAATTCGTGATTGAATCTCTTATCAGAAAGGCTTTAGTAAGTAAAGTAGTTAAAAACGGTAGAATACTGGTTATGGCAAATGAAACATACAAACCCTAATATAACTAAACTCTTAAACGAGATAATGGATGCCGAACTGGCAGAGTATCCCGTACCATATAAAAAGGGTAATAGCATACGCATAAAGAACGTTGTTATGCGTAGAAACGGCAAAGGGTATCATGTATTCAATCTTGTAGACAAATCCCATGTAATCTTTACCCCGTCTAAGACTACTGCACTTGCAATCGCACATTGCACAGCACATGGGTTACACCATTCTGTATCTGATATTAAACGTTTAGAGTCTAAATTGAGTAAATACTATAACGATGCTATATTTTATAAGTATACTGTAGAGCATAGTAAGGACGAAATACGTGCAGATTCGGCGCAAATGCGGTTTGAGATAGCAATGGACGAATGTATGCGTATCAGGGATCAAATAGAGAACTATCTTTTTGATAAATAAATATAGTTAAAAGGAACAAACAATGAGAGTAAGCCATTTTAATAAACCGATCACAGCAAAGAGCTTGAACGAAAGCCTTGATAAAAGATTCGGTCAAAGAGTAGACGTAGATAAGTTTTCAACTGATCAATTAATGGACGCAAGAAACAAATTGCGTACAGCATTACATGATATCGAAACTAACGAATCATTTGATGCAGTGGGTAACACAGAATACCAAAAGAAAAATATGTTCCTTAAAGTTATTAACCAGGCAATTGAAGAAAGAGCACACATTGTAGAAGGCGATGTAGAAGCAGACAAAGCAATCACAGAAGGCGCTGAAGAAGAAGCAACACTTGTTATGGCCGCAAAGGACATGGTTGATAGAGTTACAGGCTGGATGGAAGACACAGCAGAAATGCAAACAGAATCAATGCTTGAAATAGGCGACAAGATTAGAGATGAAATGGGCAGTGAACAATCTGAATCATTCATAGGAACAGTTAAGCCAGCATTAGAACAATTATTCACAACACTTGAAACAACACGTGACGCATTAACAGGCGGCGTAGCCGTACTGACAGGCGAGGGTGCACCAGAAACAATGGGCGACGAAGCACCAGCAGAAGAAGATCCAGAAATGGAACCAACAGTAGACGCAGAAGCAGAAGCAGAAGCACCAGCAGAAGAAGGTGGTGATGAGTTTGCCGCGGCAGAGCCAGCAACAGGTGGCGAAGAAGACGCAGGTAGACCAGCAAGAGAAAGCATAGAGCGTTCACGTAGACTTGGTACTATACTTGGAGGTGCTGACTCAAAAAAAAAGTAATTGAGTCTGCTTCACCCAATCTAACGAAAATCTTAAATTTACTTGTAAAAAACAAAACTGAAAAAGTCTCTTGGGACGAACTTAACGGTTACATGGATAACATGGGCGGTGAGCAACATGACCAAGAGACTTTCAAAGCAGTTTACGACCAGGATCCAAAAGTACAAGAACTTGTTGCAAGTTTTGATCCTGAAGGCATTACACTCAAAGGTGGCGAAGAACCACAACAACCTGCACAAGGCGATGACACAGTTGACCAAATGGCTCAAAGTGCTACTGCCAATGCAATGCAATAATCCACTTATAAAAAAACACTTGACTTTATAACGTAAGTACTATATAATGTACGCTACGACTAAAGGTAAGTAATGGAAAATTATAAAGAAGTTGCAAATCAATGGACTTGGCATTCTCTCTATCCTCAATATAAAGAGTTTGAAGTATTATTTGATAAAATTATTGCAGATGATGAAAGCACCGGCACTACAACTGTAGATGGCGAGCAGATCTATATTCCAAAAGATAATCAAGACTACCAAAGAATACAAGATAGATTCTTTCTATGGCTTGAACAGCAACTTGCATTTAAAAATATAACCGAATTCAAATGTATTGAGTCTTGGATCATCTACTATCAAAAAGGTGGATACCAAGGACTTCATGTACATCAAGGAGATATGAATAAGAATACTTTTAGTGCCGTTATACACTTAGATGATGTTCCAATATATCATAATACAAAGAATAAGTTTAACGGTATGCTTTTTTCAATAATGCCAGAACCCAATGGATATCAACACCCACAACACTTTCCAAGTGTACAAGGAGGCATAGTATGCCTTGAAGGTAAAGTGTGGCACGGTGTATATCCTACCGACAGTATTAGACGTACTGTCGTTTACGATATCGAATATAAGAGGAAATAATTTTGTCATTAATTACAGAACGCTATCAGTATAGCGAAATCAAAAAACAATCTGTTGACGGTAAACGTTTGTATGCTTGTCCAGATGGTAATGCTGTCGCAAGTGTTACTACAATCTTAGATAAAACAAAAGACAAGTCAGGATTGATTGCATGGAAGAAACGTGTAGGAGAACAAAAGGCCAAAGAGATTGTTACTGAAGCGGCTGGTGTTGGTACACGTATGCACAAGTACCTTGAGGACTATATTGAATTTGCAGAATGGCCACAGCCAGGCAGTAATCCATATGCCCAACAGGCACATAAAATGGCAACAGTAATTAAAGAAGAAGCAATGACGCATGTAGATGAAGTATGGGGATCAGAGATTAACTTGTTTCATCCTAAGATCTATGCAGGAACTACAGACCTTGTAGGACAATACAAAGGACAGCCTGCTATTATGGACTTTAAACAAACTAACAAACCTAAGAAAGCAGAATGGGTAGAGGATTACTATTTGCAACTTGTAGCCTATGCCTTAGCACATAACGAAATATACGGTACAGATATTAAGGAAGGCCACGTATTCATGTGCAGTCGCGACTTACAGTATCAACAGTTCGATTTATTACCAGAAAACTTTGCAGAGTGGGAGCAAAAGTGGTGGGATCGTGTGTATATGTACTACGATAAGTTCGCTTGAAGTCGATAAATACTAATAACAATTTAGGAGTTAGTAAGTGGCTGTAGTTCAAATATCAAGAATTCAAATACGTAGAGGACGCAAAAACAGTGGTTCAGGAATACCTCAACTTGCAGGTGGTGAACTTGGCTGGGCAGTAGACTCACAAGAACTATACATTGGTAACGGCAGTGTTAGTGAAGGATCACCGGCAGTAGGTAATACAAAAGTATTAACTGAAAACGATAACCTTTTTACACTTGCAGATCAATACACTTATCAAGATGGCACAATCCAAACTGGTGCAACAGTTAGTGGACCAATCAAAAGAACACTTCAAAGCAGATTAGATGACATCGTTAGCATTAAGTCTTTCGGTGGAATAGGTGATGGTTCAGATCAAACTTCAACACTACAACGTGCTATTGATCAGTTGTTTATTAACACTGCTTCAAAAGGTACAACACAAAGTAGAGTTACACTTGTTTTAGAAGCAGGCACATATAATATTTCAGACTCAATTAAGATACCTCCACACGCAACTATCAAAGGTGCAGGTAGAAACAAAACATTTATTGTACAGACAGGCAACTATCCTATCTTTACTACAGTGAACAGTAACAGTACACCAGGCAACTATGCTGATGACAGTACAAGTACATCACTTACACAAGCACAAGACATTACATTAGAAGGCATGACACTACAACACAACTTAGGAAGTTTCACAGGTATTGAACTTGTAAGTTGTAAGAACAGTGTGTTTAAGAACTTACAGATAAAAGGACCGTGGACATCAGGCATAGGTATTGTTGCGGCAAGTATTGGAGTTAGCATGGACAACCTAAGTACAGTTGTTGGTTGTTTCAATAACTTGTTTGATGATGTTAAGATTGATGGCTTCGCTCACGGTGTTAAGAGTGATGACGATGTGTACGAAAATACATTTACAAATTGTTTGTTTGATCTTTTATCATACGGAGTATGGTTTGGAGAGAACACAATCGTAGGTGCTCAAGGACAATCAACAGGACCACAAAGAAACTTGTTTGAAAGTTCTACATTTAGTAACATTGATAGAAACGCAATTATATTCCAAACAGGCAGATACAATGTAAGTTCAAATAACAAATTTGTAAATGTAGGTAACAACGGCGGTACAAGTACTGCGGCGGCTTACACTATTATCAATAGTGTACAGGAAGGCAACAAGACTTGTGGCGATTGGTTTAGCAGAACAAACGATCTAATGTTAGATACTGCTTTCCAAACTACACCTTACATTTCAGAAGTACAAGGACCAATCCATTCAGGATATAGTTTTAGTAATAAGATACAAACAATTCAACAGAACTCATTTGAAACTATCTTTAGACTACCAGGTGACTATACTCGTACATACATTATTGAATACCAATATAAGAGTAACCAAGTAGATGCTATGCGTCAAGGTATATTAGAAGTTATTGTTAACAAAAGCAATGACTCTGTAACATACAGTGACACATATGACTATAACGGAGATGCAGGAATTGCAGACAAGTTAGAGTTAAAAGCACAACTATTTGATATCAATTCTGATACTGTTAACGACACGTTAGCAATTAGAATGAAGAACACCGTGGTTAGTGAAAATGCCGACTTTACATACAAAGTATCAATTAAAAATTAAATAGTAACATAATGTTTTCAGAAGTATATGAGGATAGATTAATCAAATGGAAGGCACTCCGAGACACACTCGAAACATCGAAAGATCCGTTACGTGATGTTGTAGAAGCCTACTCACATGCTCCAGTAGTACATAACAAGAGTATTAACATATGGGATAATAGAACTTGGCGCGGTCCATGGGAACTTATTCAGGAAAATGGTTACACAGAGACTTGCATTATTTTAGGAATATGTTATACTTTACAATTAACAGAACGGTTTTCCAAGAACCGTTTTGAGATACATATTATTACGGAAGTTGAAAAACAGGAAACCTTTATGCTCTTATCCATAGGACAAACTTTTATACAACCTATGGGCAAAAGCATAATACAACATAACGAAGCGCCAGGAAGTTGGGTACCACAAAAGGTATATCCAATGCCAGCTCTTCACTAAATATTTTTTTGCTAAATGTAAGAAAGAAGAGGAAGTCGAATGTCAAATATTAACATAAAAAAGCGTGATGGTTCCAGCGAGCCATTAGATGTAAACAAGATCCACAAGGTAGTAGAATTTGCATGTGAAGGATTAACAGGCGTTAGTTCATCGCAAGTAGAAATGAGTTCACACATTCAGTTTTACGATGGTATGTCGTCAGACGAAATTCAAGAAATTATGATCAAGTCTGCAAATGATTTGATTAGTTTAGAAAATCCTAACTATCAATATGTGGCGTCACGTTTATTATTGTACGCAACATACAAAGATGTCTACGGCGAATTCGACAATGCTCCTCTTATGCAAATGATTAAAACAAACATCGAACGTGGTGTTTACGATCCAGACATCTTAGAACAATACTCAGAAGAAGAAATATTAACATTAGACAAATACATTAAACGTAACCGTGATGAGAACTTTACGTATGCAGGCCTAAGACAAATTGTTGACAAGTACCTGTGTCAAGACAGAAGCAGTGGACAACTGTTTGAAACTCCTCAGCACATGTATATGATGATTGCCGCAACGTTGTTTGCAAATTATCCTAAAGCGGAAAGAATGTACTACGTAAGGAGATACTATGACGCGACCTCGCTTTTTAAAATCAACATACCGACCCCTGTTATGGCAGGCGTTCGAACTCCTGTTCGCCAGTTTGCTTCTTGTGTTCTTGTTGATAGTGATGATAGCCTCGATTCCATTTTTAGTAGTGACATGGCTATTGGACGTTACACGGCCCAAAGAGCAGGCATCGGAATTAATAGTGGAAGAATTAGAGCCATCAACTCAAAGATCAGAGGAGGAGAAGTAGCACACACAGGTGTTATTCCTTTCCTTAAAAAGTTTGAAAGTACTGTACGTTGTTGTACACAGAATGGTGTACGTGGCGGTAGTGCTACTGTCCATTTTCCATTGTGGCACAAAGAGATTGAAGACATCCTTGTACTAAAAAATAACAAAGGTACAGAGGACAACAGAGTACGTAAGTTAGATTATTCAATTCAACTTAATAAATTAATGTATGAAAGGTTTTTGGCCGGTAGCGAAATAAGTCTTTTCTCGCCACACGATGTGCCAGGACTATACGAAGCATTTTATTCAGACCAACAAGAGTTTGAAAGACTTTATAAGTTAGCAGAAAAGAATCCTAAGATTAAAAAGAAAACTATCCCAGCAATGGAATTGTTTAGTTCAATGTTAAAAGAACGTGCTGAAACAGGACGTATCTATCTTATGAACGTTGACCATGCTAATACACACAGTTCATTCAAAGACACAGTGTACATGAGTAACTTGTGTCAAGAGATTACATTGCCAACTAAACCATTGAAGCACATTGATGATGAGCAAGGTGAGATTGCATTGTGTATCCTTTCTGCAATTAACGTAGGTGTACTTAAAGAGTTAGATGACTTAGAAGAACTATGTGAACTTGCCGTTAGAGCATTAGATGAAATTATTGATTACCAAAGATATCCTGTGAAAGCGGCAGAAGTATCTACAAAAGCAAGACGTTCGTTAGGCGTAGGTTATATTGGACTTGCACACTACTTGGCTCGCGAAGGAGTTAAATACAACGACAAGAAAGCATTAACAAAAGTACATGAACTGTCAGAAGCATTTCAATACTACTTGTTAAAGGCTTCTAACAAACTTGCACAAGAGAAAGGTAAGTGTGATTACTTTGATAGAACAAAATATGCTGATGGCTTTTTACCAATTGACCATTACAAAAAAGAACTTGATGAAGTATGTAACATTAAATTAAAGTATGATTGGGAAAGTCTTAGATCACTTATCGCTGAGTCCGGCCTACGGCACTCAACTTTGTCCGCACAGATGCCATCGGAAAGCAGTTCCATTGTGTCGAATGCCACAAACGGTATTGAGCCACCTCGAGGATACTTGTCCGTTAAGAAAAGTAAAAAAGGGCCTCTTAAGCAGATTGTTCCGCAATATACTACATTAAAGAATTACTACACACTACTTTGGGATATGCCAAGCAATGATGGTTATATCAATATAGTAGCAGTAATGCAGAAGTTTTTCGATCAAGCCATTAGTGGTAACTGGTCATATAATCCAACACACTTCGAAAACAATGAAGTACCTATGAGTGTAATGTTTAAGGACTTATTGAACACATACAAGTACGGTTGGAAGACAAGTTATTATCAGAATACTTATGACTTTAAAGGTGCTGATGAAGTAGAAGAACCGAAAGAAGAGATAAGTACTCCACTTGTCAATGTAGAAGTTCCAAGAGACCAATTTAACGGTTCTGATGAAGAATACGAAGAATATTGCGACTCTTGTGCAATTTAATACTTGACAAACTTAAATAAAGATAGTAACATATAGAAGTACATAGAGAGAGGTGCATAAAGCAAATGTCAAAGAAAACAGTGTTCAATAAGAACAAAGTAGATTTCACAAAGCAACACATGTTCTTTGGTGAAGATCAGAATACTCAGAGGTATGACGTATTCAAATACCCAGAATTTGATAAACTTAATCAGACAATGTTAAGTTATTTTTGGAGACCTGAGGAGGTTTCCCTTCAGAAGGATAGGGCAGACTACGCACAGTTTCGTCCGGAGCAGAAACATATCTTTACAAGTAACTTGAAATATCAAACGTTACTTGATAGTGTACAAGGAAGAGGACCATGTCTTGCTTTCTTGCCATATGTTTCCGTACCTGAATTAGAAAGTTGCATCGTAGCATGGGACTTCTTTGAAACTATCCACAGTCGTTCATATACACATATTGTTAAGAACGTCTATCCTGATCCAGCAGAAGTGTTTGATACAATCTTAGATGATGAGAAAATTATCGAACGTGCTGAAAGTGTTACAAAAGAATACGATAAGTTTTATAATATCGCTACTGATTACTTTGAAAGAGGTAAAGGCGATTTATACCAAGTCAAGAAACAAATGTACAAAGCAATGATGACTGTAAACATCTTAGAAGGTTTACGTTTTTATGTTTCGTTTGCATGTACGTTTGCATTTGGTGAACTTAAACTTATGGAAGGGTCTGCAAAGATCATTTCATTGATTGCAAGAGATGAAGCAACACACCTTAACCTATCAACGCACATTCTAAAGCATTGGATCAAAGGTGATGACGACAAGGACTTTGTTAAGATTGCAAAAGAATGTGAAGAAGATGTTTATCAGATGTGGAGAGATTGTGTCGACGAAGAAAAACGTTGGGCAGACTATTTGTTCAAAGACGGATCAATTATTGGTTTGAACGAGAACTTACTACATGCCTATGTAGAGTTTATTGCTAACAAGAGATTGAAAGCACTTGGTCTTAAAACAATTTACGATCGTCCACTTAATACTAATCCTTTACCTTGGACACAACATTGGTTGTCAAGTGCAGGATTACAAGTCGCACCACAAGAAACAGAAGTCGAAAGTTATCTAATTGGTGGAATTAAACAAGACGTAGAAAAAGATACGTTCAAAGGATTTACTCTATAACCAAAAGCAAAGGAAGTACAATGAGCAAACAACCAACAGTCGTTTATTCAAAACCATCTTGCCCTTCGTGTGTTAAAGCAAAGGCACTATTAGATAATTTGAATATTGAATACACAGTAAGAGAAGTAGGAACAGACTTAACTCGTGAGCAATTACTTGAAGAATTTGAAGTAAATGGTATGCCACAGCCAAGATCGGTACCGCAAATTATCCTTAACGGTAAGTATATAGGAGGCTATGAGGCTTTGGCTTCATATGTTGAAGAAACCGGAATGGAAGGAATTAAACAATAATGCTAATTGAAACACCATACAAAAAAGGAGATACAGTATCTATCAAACTCGTATCAGGAGAAGAAATAGTTGCTCGTATTGAATCTATTGGAGATGATGTTTACAAATTGCATAAGCCGTTAACACTGATGCAAGGTCCAAAAGGTCTTGTGTTAGGTTCCTTTATGATGACTGCTAATCCACTTGCAGATATTACACTACCAAGAACAAGTGTAATGGTTATTGCAGAGTGTGAGAAGGAGACACAGAAGAAGTATATTGAAGTAACCACAGGGATTAAAACATTATCATGAGTAACAAATTAATTTTAATCGATATTGACGGTACAGTCTTAGACTGGAAGAACAGTTTCTTACAATTCATGGCTTTGGAAAATATTGTTGAAGTAGACAATACAAAGTACAAAGTTACTGAATGGATGCAAGAACGACATGGTAAAGAGATAAGTGTAGAACAAGGCAAGTTCTTAATCGAGTATTTCAACAGAAGTGCTTGGATCGCTTTCTTGGAACCATTAAGAGACAGTGTAGAGGTTATGAAAGCACTTAAAGAAAAAGGCTATGAATTTAAGGCTATCACATCATTACACACGGACAGGCCTGCACAAGCACTACGCAGAATGAACTGCGAAGATGTGTTTGGTAAAGGCACTATTTCCGACATTACCTTTTTGCCTACAGGTGCTGACAAAGATGAAGCACTTGCAAAGTACGAAGGTTCAGGGGCCTGGTGGATTGAAGATAAGGTAGAAAATGCATTGGTCGGTAAACGACTTGGTCTGAACCCTATCATCATCGAACACGAATATAATAAGAACGAATTCGTAGACGGAATACCACTTGCAAAGTTCTGGAGCACCGTTTATAAACACATTACAGGAGAAAGATATGTCAACAATTCATGAGCAAATTATTGCTGAATATGAAAACTATTTAAAAGAGTCAGAGTCATTCGATACAAAGAATGTCAAAGCGGCGGCGGCAAGAGCAAGAAAAGCCTTAGGTAACATGGGTAAACTTGCAAAGTCAAGACGTGCTGAGATTCAAGAGAAGAAAAACGCTCTTTAATTTCTATAAACTTAATACAAGGAAACAGTACTTTTTTGTACTGTTTTCTTGATAAATAGATTCCTATAACTAAATATAAGTATAAATTAGAGGGTACTTAACAATATAATGAACAACGGAAATTTAAAATGGTATAATCCTGTAAAAGGATTTGGTTTCATTACGCCAAGTGGTGCTACCAAGGACATATTTGTCCATATTTCAGAATTCAAAAAAGCAGGCATAGTTGAAGACTCTATCGTTGAAGGTATGGCATTAACATACGACGAAGTAGAGTTCAGGGGTAAAACTGTAGCCGGCAATCTTAAAAAAGTCTAATCCTATGAAGTGTACTCAAGGCGATGTAGCCCACATCACTTTTTCCATACGACCACAAAATGTTGGCTTGATAGTAAAAGTAAAAGAGTATATAGGAAAGTTTGAAAAAGGCGAGCAATTCCAATTC